ATTTGAGTTTGATCATATTCTTCTGTTGCTTGTGGTAATAGTGGTACTGTTATTTTAGCCATTAACCACCTCGCATGCCGTCTGGTTTACCATCAAATCTAAGTGTGCCGTAGCGCCATTTGTCATCAACAGCATCACTTGATACACGCAGTGCAAGTTGTCTGCCTCGTATACGTGTGTCTTGTTTTGTTGTGCTTGTTGTTATAGTAAAAGGTCCGTGTGTTTTTTGTGTGGCCGATGGATATGGTCTTGATTTTACTGTTACATCTACCTCACCTGTTTGATTTTTAAAATCAGGTATAAATCTAGATATAGATAAAAATTGATCACCATCACCAACATCAATATCACCTGATTCTATATGACAATTCATTGCTGCACCATCGTTGTTCACACCTTCTTCATGTAAATATATAAGTGTTCTTCCTTCTTTAACGCCATTAATTGTAGATATAGTATCAGTGGTAGCACCAGCTTCAAACTCTGCTGCGTATGGATTTGAATACACACCACGATCTGCCCAAGAGCTACGTGCTAATGTTCCTATGTACCATATCTTTTCAGCATAATTGTATGTCACGTTTCTATCTACTTGTGTGGAATTCTTAGATGGATAAAACCATATTACTTCATTAAAATCAGAATTAACAGCACAGAATACATCACCCAATGCGTTGTTGTTTATGTCATCAAAAACATAATCTTGCACACTACACGGTATTTTTTTAACTGCACCATCAAATAAGAAAAAAGAATCATTACCCATCCAGTATGCTATACCGTTTACATCTACTGCAGCATTGATACCTACAGCTCCACAGTTTGTACCTAGTTGTCTAAATCCAAAAGTAAAAGGTGGGCCAATAAATTGCATTTGATACAAAGCAGTATCAGTGTAAATTAATATAACACCTCTAGATCTAACAGCTGCATTTATTTGATTACCATCTGTAAGTCTCTGTGATCCAGCTGTGTTAGTAGCGGTTGGTGTCCATGTTGCCGGATCTTCTTGATCTGAAAAACGTATAAACATATTATCTTGTGTAGATGATGTGCCTATGGTTGTTTCTGTTCCAAAACAAATAACGTGCCTATCATCACCAGATACTAACATAAATCTAGATTTAGTTGGCGCATTAGCAACATTAGTTCTTGCTGCTAAATTACTTGATAATCCACTTGAAGTGTCCCAATAATAAAGACTACCATTAAATTGTTGTGCTAATACATCTTCACCCCAGTTATCTAAAGCCCATTTACCAGATTGTAATAAAACACCATCAGCACCTGTTAAACCTTCACGGGAAGAATCCCATGTTGATGCGTTCCAAGTACCAGCACCCCACCCATATCCATATATAGATGTAGGTAATCCTGTGTTTATTTGGTAGGTAGCGTTAGCTGTAGCGCCAGTTGCATCAGAACTAGCTGCAGCACCGGCAATTATTGTATAAGTATTACCAGTAGGAACTGTTTGTATCTCAAACTCACCTTGTAAATTTGCTGCTGATATACCCCCCACGGCACCACTTACACTAGCTATTGTAACAAAATCACCTATCAGTGCACCGTGGCTAGAATCAGTTACAATTACAGAAGTAGATCCGTTTGTTGTTTCAAACTGTGTTATGTTACCTGTGCCAGTAGCACGTGTAGGTGTGATGTCGGCGTAGCTACCCTCTGAGTATGCGTATAATTTTTTGTTTGTACCATATACAGCATAGTTTACACCTTTAAGATCTGAGTAAGTTAGTATAGCACGAGTAGCACCAAGCAATGCATCACTTGTTACTTTTTCCCAACCACCTATTTTTTCTGGTTGACCATAACGAAAACGAATATTATCGCCATCTACCCATCTACCTTCTGCACCGTACTCGGTGTTTTGTTTATCTATGCCTGGGGCAATTTGTAGTTTAGTTAGTGGCATAGAATGGTATCCAGTAATCTGTGCCATTTATATTGACACGAATATGACCTGTTAGCGATCCTACACTTGTATCTGTGGTAATACTTTTTGTTTGATCTGATCCACTTGTGCCGTCAAATCTTATAAACTCTTGATCTGTATCATCTTGATCTAAAGTTAAACAAGCAACAGCTCCAGAAGAATTTGCTTGATTAATAGTTACAAGCGCACTTGTTGGAGAAGATGTTCCAAAACCTATTTTATCAGCAGAACCATCGGCAAAGAAAGCGTGTGTTAATGTATTTGTTTCTATTCTAAAATCAAGAGACGCACTAGAATCATTAAATGTAAAACTACCGCCATCAAAGTCAACGTTACCAGTTGCTTTTACACCACCAACAACATCTAATTCAGTAGAAGGTGAGTTTGTTTTTATACCAACACGGTCGTTACCTGCATCTGTAAATAATAAGTTTGCATCACCGTTACCTTCAATTCTAAAATCAAGGTCAGCAGATGATTCGTTAAATACAAACGTGCCTCCGTCAAGTGACACATTGCCAGCTACTGCTAATGTTCCATTTGCAGTTATATTACCAGCATCAGCCAACACATCAAACATGGTAGAACCATCCGTATATAAAATGTGTTTTGATCCTGCTACAAGATTTGCTGCTGTTCCACCTGCAGGTTTAAAACCTAAAGTGTTGTTGCCCATGGTTGTTGCATTGTCAACAATGTACCATGTTTCCACAGCTTCACACTGTATTGTAGTATCGCCAGATAGTGTGCCTGTTAATTTTATAATAGCGTTACTTTGTTCATCTGCTGTCGTACCGTCTGTTGCTGTTAGTGAATCTGTTGTACTTGCGATTGCTACAGATACGTAACCCTTAATTGCTGATTCTAATTTTTGTAAATTGTTATTTGTTTTAGTACCCCAAGATCCCGAGTTTTCACCAGTTGCCTGTAGTTCTAAATTTAATGAACTTGAATATGTTGATGCCATTTTATCTCCTTAATCCGTTGATCCTGGTTCTACGTCCGTATATGATGCTGTCATACTATCATCTATTTCACTCCAAATAAAGAAATCTGGTTCACCGACAGATAATGATATAAGATTTTGAAAAGCTTCTCCAAAAGCTGTTTCATCACCAATACTAAATGTTAATTGACCTGCACTTGTTACATCCACATCTGCCCCACCAGTTGCTACCTCAGTTCCTAAAGTAAAACTAGGAGCACCTGCTGTTGTCACAGCAAACACAGCACTCGCTGCTACGGTTTCTGTGCCAATACTAAAACTTGCACCTTGACCTAAAGATAGTTCAACGGTTCCTGCATTAACAACAGTTCCGGGTAGCGCTTCTGCTACTCCAAATTGTCCTATTGCTCCGTGTCCTAGTAACATTAAGCATCCTCTAATGCTTTAACTTTAGTCTCAAGAGTTTCTATTTTTGCCATAGCTTCTTGTAATGCTTTAATAGCTTTCATATAAAGTATAGAATAATTAACTGATTTAACTTTTGCTTTTACTTCTTTAACATCTCCAATTTTTTTACCTTCTGGTATATCATCTCCATCTTCATATAAAGTGCCAAAAGAACTGTCTGACAAAATATCATTTGAACTAGGGTCACTTTCTCTAACTAATTTGTCCATATTAGATGCTTCTAATTCTTGTGCTACAACACCAATCTGTTCCCAAGCATTTTCTGCATATTGTCTTACATCATCTTTCTTTTTAAACTTACGAACTTTTACTGCTTTAATATCATCCCATTGAGAACCAGAATCAGTTATGTTTTGTTTAATTCGTTGGTCAGAAATAGAACCATAAGAGTTGTCATGGTTTTGAACATCACCATCACTAGTAACTATAAATCTTGTAGTACCACTATCTGCAGCAAGTAAAAACTGTGTTGTGGTATTATCATCTGCAGCAGCAGAAAAAGAAAGTTTCATTCCATAAGGGTTACTAGCGTTTGAATTAGTGAAAAGTGACATATAGTTACCACCATTACTATGAACAACATCAAGTCCATGTGTGTTTGTAGTATTCCCTATACTTACACGACCCGATGAATGAATACGCATTCTTTCAGAGCCAGCAGTCTGTATTTGTAATTCGTCAGCATTATGATTGTATTTAAAGGCTCCTCTTTCATTACCTCCACTATCGTTAAAATGAACTGCTCCAACATTAGCAGTACCAGATAAAATACTTATTCCAGTATTTCCAGACCCTTCAACAACTAACTCATCTGCATTTGCTTCTACACCGCCACCACTATCAGCAGTCCTAATATGAAGACCTGTTCCTAAATCTGGAGTTGTGACCATGCCTACTCTATTATTGCCACCATCAATAAAAAACATATGTGTATTATCATTAGACTCTACTCTAAAGTCTACGTCAGCTCCACTTTCGTTAAATACTTGAGCACCATCTGGGTCTGTACCAAAACCATTTGCAGTACCACTATTTGTGATAGTTGCTCCAGAAT